TCTGATATCCTCCATTCTTTACCAACTTTTACTCCTTTAATAGTTTTCTTTCTTAACAGCCGTCTTAAATTATTTTCAGAAATCTGTAATTTACTTGCAATTTCCTCAACTGTATACATTTAATCACCTCCTGTATATATATTAACATATATTCACTTATGTTTCAATATATTCACTTATATATATTAATTAGAAGAAAAACATATTTATAATATATTTAAAAAATATATATATTGACAATATAATAAATATATAGTATACTAAAAATAGGTTAAGAAATTGAAAGGGGGTGGGCAAAAATGGGCAGAAGAAAAAAACATGATGATAATACACCATCAATAATATTCAAAATACCAAAAGAAACATTTGATGCATTTGGAATATACTTAGGAAAAAAGAAAGAAACATATGGAAGTTTATTAATTCCATACATTGAAACATTAATAAAAGAAGAAAATTAATAAAAGAAAAACCACCTTCTTGAAAAGGTGGAAGTGGAATAATTTATAATTTAATAATACTAGAAGAAAGGAGATATGTCAAATGAGAGAATCTGTAAAAATAACAATTTCAGAAATACAAAAAAAATGGTTAGAGGCCCAAGAAAAAACGAATCAATCAAATGAAAAATATCGTAAAGAAAATCCACTTGAAAAGATAATTGAAAAAGCAAAAAAAGCATTTAAATAATTTAAATTATGGGGAGGAATAAAAAATGTCAATAATGACAATAGTATTAATAGCATTATTATCAGTTTTTCTTCTACTAACAACTTTGACTGACATTGAAAATAAACTACTTGGTAAAGTAATTCCATTAACATTGGTGTTATGGGGAACATTAGCTTGTATAAAAGGCTTGGGATATATGCCAAAGATATTAATGTTATTAAATAAAATATTAAGTTAAATGGAGGAAAAATAATGGGAAAATTTCTAAAAGCATTAACACAAGCAATACACAATGTAAAAGTAAATGAAAAAATGGTAACAATGAATGGTGGCAAAATGTCACCGTCAACCGAAATAAAATGCTTAAAACTGAATTTAAATCAGCGTTAAAGGAGGATAAAAAATGAGTCTGTTTAATTTCTTGAAAAGAAAGAAAAAGTGTAAGTATTGTAAGCGTGAATTAAAAGATAAAAGAAAAAGTATTTGTCTTGCTTGTGCAATTGCTAATTTACAAAAAAATATGTAAAGGAGAATAAAATCATGGGGAGAAGATACGTTGGAATAAGTTTTAAACAACAGATAACAAATTTAGTAAATGAAAATAGAAAGTTATTTGAAGAAAAAGCAACTGAATTGACATTTGACCTATTCTGTAAGTGGTTTGGTACAACATATTTTAGGTTAGATTGTTTATATAGTTTTAGACAACATTTGACCAAGAATGGCATTATATGTAGGAAAGATAAAGTTGCAAAAAATAACTGGTCAAGAGGAGCGTGTTTATGAAATGTAAAAAATGCAAACGTGAAATTGAGGGAATACATTATAATGGTACATGCGTAAATTGTGTAAAAAAAGGAAATATATTATTTAAGTTTTTAAAAAATGGCTGGAGAGGGGAAAATAAAAAATGAAAAAAGTAACTGGAAATGAAAAAAATACAATGGTAGTAATGGTAATAGTATTTATAATAGTAACAGGGATAATTTTGTATATTGCAAGTCTAACATCAAGTGCGACATCTGGAATTGAATTTTACAACTATGGAATTAAGACAGCCAATGTTGACTACATAACAAAAGATAATAAATGTCTAGTAAATGTAAACAGTTTACACGACAAAATAGCAGGAATTAAAGTAAAAAAATCATGGAATCTAATTTCTATGACTAGAGGAAAAAGATTCATAATGATTAGCAAAAAATCAAGTTGTATATATGTTTACGGAAATGAAAACGGTGTATATATGGATTTCGCACCACAAAAGGTTAGTGGAAGTTATTATATACAACTCTCAAAGATTTGTGAAGCGTTAGAAATACCGTTTAAACACTCAAAAAATAAAATCGAAATAGGCGAAGGAGGATATTAACATGAGTCTTTGGAATAGTAATCCATTCACTTTCGTTAAGGATAATCTAGGTATAGCCAAACAAATTGATAAAAGTTACTCAGAATCAAAAAATCAAATAAACAAATCAACAAATGATTTAAAAACCCAAATAAATAAAAGTAACAAAGAGTTACAAAATAAATTAAGTAGATAAAAAGGAGATAAATAAATGCGATATTGTATAATATGTAGCATAGCAAAAAAAGAAATAGAATTATTGACTTATGTATCAGAATTTAAAATAACACAAATTTATCATATTTGCAAAAATTGCTACAAAAATAAATTGGATAGAATAAAACTAAATTAAATTAAAAGGAGAATAAAATATTATGAAAGAAAAAATAAAAGAAGAAATAGAAAAAAAATACCCATGCGATGAAGTAGATAAAAACGATATAAGAATAATCAGCATTGATATATATCAAAGTAATACAATATATACTATAAATTATAAAGGTACACAGCACGAAGTTAAATTTTATAATTAAAAGGAGAATAAAAATGAGAAAAATAACACAAGAAGAATTTAATAATTTTGAAATAATAGATGAAATAAAAAAATGTCCAACAGGAGATTATTCATTAATGAATAGTTTTGCCGAATGGTGTAGCTTTGCCGAATGCTGTAGATTTGCCGAAGGGTGTAGATTTGCCGAAGGGTGTAGCTTTGCCAAAGGGTGTAGCTTTGCCGAAGGGTGTAGATTTGCCGAATGCTGTAGCTTTGCCGAAGGGTGTAGCTTTGCCAAAGGGTGTAGATTTGCCGAAGGGTGTAGATTTGCCAAATGCTGTAGCTTTGCCGAATGCTGTAGCTTTGCCGAATGCTGTAGCTTTGCCGAATGGTGTAGATTTGCCGAAGGGTGTACAATAGAATCAAAACATAAATTATTATCAATGAAAAAAATAGACAACATAGGAAGCAGAAACGCATGTACATATTTTTTTGAATGCGAAGAAGGTTTATTTGTTCGATGTGGATGTTTTTTTGGAAATATAGAAGAATTTGAAAATCGAATAAAAAAAACATATAAAGAAGGTGAAAAGCACTACATTGAATATGTTGAAGCGATTAAATATATTCAAAAAATAATAGATTTATAAAAACAAGCCCCTTAAAAAAGGGCCTTATTTTTTTTGCTACTCTATCATTATACAAAACTTTAATTTTGTATAATGTGAAAAAGGTTTAAAAACGGCTCTATTCCAATACTTTTATAAAACAATAAAAAAACCACCCAAATTATCAAGAGATAAAATGAGTGGTTTTTGCGTTATTTGCTTACTTCTGACCAAGTTTTAACTCTAATTCAACAATATCATTAGCCCATTTAATAATTAAATCATCAAGATTATAAACAACATCAATTGCCTTTTTCCAATACAGAGGATTATTCATCGAACCTCTGTCAATTAAAAATTGAATAGCTTCTTTTACTTCTGTGAACAATTTAACCGGCTCCTTTCTATTTTCGATTTGTGCCAGGATTTCTTGAATCGGAAAATTCTTTCCTGGACATTTGGTATCGTTAAAATAATTATGTGGAAAAACTCCAATGAGATTTTTAAATCTAGCCCTGTTATATTTGATTCGCTCAACTAAAGACCTCTTTTGTTCGTTCGGCATTATCGATTCTGTATCATAATCACCCTCAACAGCTATTCCGTAAGTTTTGGAATTTTGCCCTTGACAATGAGAGCCAACATAATCACCCCTGCAAATATAAACAGTTCCATCTTTTCTAATATATTCATTATAACCAATTCCACTCCAACCATTTGCAATGTGCCATTCGTTTATAGTTTCAGCTGTAGCAACTTTTGCTTGTATATGGTGTAATATTATAGCTGTTATATTATTTAAGTCTAAAGCTATCAAAGGATTTTTAAATCTTATTTGTGGATGTACAATATTCATTTTTTTATTCTCCTATTCTCAAAAATTATCCTTACTTGTAGGATTATTTAATATCCCAAATCCCGTTAATACCGATAATATCAAATCAACAAGCATATCAACGTTTGGTATTTCAACATTGTAATAGTTTTTCAATATGAAAGTTATTAAACTTATTAAACTAACCCATGCAAGTGGACTTTTAAACCTATTCTGTGTAATATAATTCATAATAAAACCTCCTTTAAATTAACTATCCTTTAACCCAATAAGTGATTAAAAATCCAAATGCCGTTATAATTGCACCACCAAACAAAACACCTATTACTTTTAACATTGAGATTAAACTATCGACTTTGTCAATTAATAATGTCATGTCTATTGTCAATTTTTCCCTCTCCTTTTCTAGCTTTTCTAACTTTTCGCATATTGTTTTTAAAACGTCTTGTTTTTCACAAATATGTTGTGCCAAAAAATCACCCCCATTATAATTAAAATTATACTATTTTGTTTATTGTTTCATTTTGTAATATTATAATATCGTTTTGTATTTTTAAATTTATTTTTTCTTCAAATAGATCAATTTCATTTTGTATTTTTAAATTTATTTTTCCCTCAATATTTATAATATCATTTTTTATTTTTTTTGTTATATCTTCTAATGGATTTTCTATTTTTGACCATTTTAAATTTTTCACATTAATACCTCCAAACTTTAACGATTAAAGTACCACTTGATAAATCTATTGTTCCAGCTGTTCCATTTCTTAAAACAACTGTAACGGTATTAGTTGCTGATACATATGTAGTTACTTGTATTAAAGCTAAATCTAAATTAAAACTACATGAAACATAATCTCCAAGTTCAGCACCTGTTACAGTAACTGTTGTGCTTGTTTGACTTCCAGCTGTTAGTGAAACAGGATTATAAGTTGATGATTCAGTCAAATATTTTGAACCCTCCCACAATAATCTTGGATATAAAATTTTTGGACTTGTATCTGAGCCATTTACTCTTGTTAATGTCCATTTTAATTTTATTATATTATAAGTATTAATATCTATTGTCGATAAATCTTCTAAAGAATATAAATCATCAATAATTACAGTATCCGTTGAACTTAATACTTTACAGTTTACAGTAGAACCAACTGAACCAGCTGTTATTGTATATTTTGCATTTATCCATTTTTGAATATCTAATGGAGTATATGTTTTAATGCAATTTCCTGTTGTATTAACAACAGTATAACTAATATCATCTGTTGTTGTAGTTGCTCCATTTGTACCATCAGCATGGATTAGAAGTATTGTATTATCATCAGCAATATATGCACTTGTTGGAACAGTAAATGATGAGCCTGTTTGTCTTGCATTATTTGAAACTCTTATTTCGTCAAAATATCCATTAGAATTTAATCCACTATTAGCCCCAAATAAGGATATAACTCCCGATATTGAAATATTATTACCTAAAGAAATATCAGATCCGATTTTTGTACCGTCAAGATATATTTTTAAATTTCCACTACTTCTAACAAACATTATGTAATACCACGTATCCGTTCCACAACTACAAGTTATAGTATAGTCATCAACGCTTATAGAACCATCATTAGCTGATATTCTCCATTTATAAGTACCATTATCATTTAGAATACTTAATTGTATATAATTACTAGCACTTTGCAAATGTCTATATAATATTCGTGTATTGTTTGTTGTAGGTAATTCTACAAATCTTGCTCTCATTTCAACTGTAAAATCCCCAGTACCAAAATCAAAGTCATTGTTATCAGCTATTTCAACATATTGTGATGCTCCTGCATTATAAATACAACTACCACCAAAAACACTTTGTGCCGTTGAAATAGAACATCCACCTGCAAGTGTTATTGTTTTTTGTGGTGGTGTTCTATTAATAATTGATGAACTTAATTCTAAAATATTATTTGTAACACTTACATTTGTTAATATTGAACCATTAAATCCATATTCACTCATGTTGCCATCTAATATTGGATTTATTCTTATTGCTTCGGATGTTAATTCGTCAATTTGAGTTTCAATTTTATTTAGGTTACTAGCTGTTACTCCTGTTCCTGCTTCTGTTACAACTCCATCACTTGTTGTCATTGTAACAGTATTTCCCGAATCTATTGAACCACCTCCACTTTTTGTTATAACATAATCGTTTGGAGTAGAAACATTTCTATCAATCCATGTTGTTTTTGTATAATCAGTCAAAGCCAATATAATCACCCCTTAAAGTTTAGTCATTTTTGATCCTGTATTAAATGTTCCACATTTGCGTAAACCATCATTTATTTGCTCAAAATTGAGTTTAAGTAAATCTAAATCGGTTTCTAAATTATTTGCATTTGTATAAATAAAAACATCATTTGTATCTTTTATCCAATTTTCAAGTAATGTTACCCAACTCAAAGGGTCATATGTCAAACCATCACGAACGGTATTAATATTGTTTTCTAGCAAGTTAATTAATGCAACTGTCGGTAATGTATCAACTGTTGCTGTTGTATAAGCATCAAGAGTAATATTAAAATTTAAATTACTTTCAGCATACGATTCTAAATATCTTGTATTGTTATCAACTCTATTTGCATCTGTAATATTATAATAACTTGAGGATGTTCTATCTGTAACCGATGTTATCCAAGCCACTTAACTTCACCCCCTTGTTTTTGTATTACATTTTAGAGCACCAGTGTATTCATATTCTTGTTCAATAATTCTTGTGTCGTTATATGTTGCAAATTGATTTTCTATACCTATTATATCAGTTAATTCAAACGCAGGATTGCCACGCCATGTTGAAGTAAATAATTTGCGTTTTTGCAATTCTGTATTAACCCAAGTTGCAACGGATAAGGCCCTTAAACTTGATGTTATTAATTGCGAATCAACTGTAATTACTGAACCATCACTTGCTATTGTAGAGGATATTGGATTGCTTGAAACTGTTATAACTTTTCCTGTTACGTTTATAATTGTATCGCCTGTGCTAGTTATAGACAATAAACAAGCATTGGTATAATAAGTAGCTGATGTAATAGAGCCTGTGTCAACCGTAGCTGATACATTTGTTGCAGGTGAATCATAAGTTATCCATATTGTAGATGATCCGTTTATATATATAGTGCCTGAAAATATATCTGTTGTATCTGCTGACGATATATAGTTGTATAACTTAACGTCAATTTGTTTTATAACTTTATCAAGTTCAATTTTTGGTACATTATAAGAATTTAAAAAAGTAATATCTTTACCTGAATTTATAACCGTTGGTCTTACTATTTGTATTTTATTATTTCTATCGACATATAACACACATTCTCCAGCTATTGCTATTTTTTGAAGTGCTTCACGATAAGTGCAAATAGGTAAAAAATTCGTCATGGTTATTGATTGTAAGGCTGTGTCAATATTATAATCTAGCGATGTTAACCCAAAATCCAATAAAACATCCTCAGCCAAATCGTATAAACTTATTGATTGAGATAAACCCTTATAATATGTTCTGGCATTTAATAAATTTAATCTGTCTAAACCTGTAAATGTTGCTGTAAGTCTATTTTCTTCGGTTTTCCAATCGTCAAGGTAAAATGTTCCCATATTTTTATATTCTTCAACACCTGATAAATTACAACCCATATACACTTCAATTTTTTGTTGTTCCTGCAAATATGAATAAATACCTGTCGGATTTAAAATATTATAAGTTTGGTCTTGATTATCCACAACAAAATTTAATTGATTTGCGGGTATTGTTGCACTTGTAATATCAATCTGTTCAACAACTTTACAAGTTATTAATTTACTATTTCTTGTAAATGTTTCGATTATTCCGAATATTATTTCCTCAATTCTTGCTCGTCTATCGCCCAAACACCATTTTGAAATTACTATTTCAATTTTACGATAATTATTAACGGCTGTGCTATTTGAATATATTGCTTTAGTATTTCCTGATACGCTGAAAAACTCTATTATATTATCGCCACTATCATAAAATACAACGGCAAAATCTTCAGCATATTCATTATTTGTTGTATCCCAATTTATTGTAATGCCTAAACTTGAATGATTAGTTGTAAATGTGCAAGTAAATGTAATATTTGGTGTAAATGTTTTTGCAACCGTTGAACTTAGTGCATCGCTCCACCAACCCATCGAAGAATAAGGAGCCGAAGAGGACAGTAATTGAAATCCACCCCCTAAACTCCATCTATTAGTTTCAAATGTTGCATAATTTTTATCAACTGTCAAATTAGTATCAACTGCATATTCAACATCGGATATACTTTCCGTTGATGTAGCCGTTGGAGTAACATCAGGTTTGGCCGTTACGTCTTCAACTGTAAATACTATTTTTGCTATTGTTTCCCTAGCTTTTGTCTGTGTTACAATTTCAGAATCAAATCCAAGTGTTGTATTTTGCATTGCTTCACCTACTTTTCAATTAGTGAAAACTTAACATCTTTCCACCCTGTGATGCTATTTCCAATACTATTATATCTAAATATTCCTGTTGACCTATCTCCAACATACATTGTTTTTGTTGCTGTAGTTCCTGTTCTAGCATCGTGATAAGTAACAGAAAAAAAGAATGTTGAAAATAAAGCAAGTATAGCAACATATTGAGCGTTTGTTAAGTATGACCATGTTATATCTATACTAACTTTAGTTGTAATTAATTCAGCTATAAGTGTTCCACTCGCATTTCTTGAAGCTTCTGTTATGTCCGATATTTTAAAATCATAACTTGAAGGCTCGGGAGTTATAGCTGTTGCACCGATTGTTAATAATGCCATTTTATAACCCCCTTTAAGTTACAAATATTGATGATGAGCCAACTCTATTATTTTCTTTTGAAAGTAGAGGAGCGAGTATTTTAGCAATTTCTTTCCCGTCAATAATTAAATTTATGCTGTTACTGTTTGATTTATTATTTTGATTTGTTGTTTGTAAAGCTTGTGTTACTGCATTTCCTATACCATTAATTAACATATCAAATTTACTGCCACCCAATGGAATAACGGCTTCATCATAAGCACCCTCACCAATTAATGCCTGTGTTGGTGATGTTACAATTCCACCTTGAGCAAGTGCAGGAATTTCTGATATTGATAGTTTAGGAAAACTTAAACTTTGTCCTCCAACTTTACCGATAAAAGGAATATTCATTGATGGAATATTTATTTTAATTTGCGACAGAGCATCTAAAAATAAATTTATAAGTCTTATTGTTGAATTTATGGGAATCCTAGCAATATTAACAAGTGAATTAAACACACCTTCAAATATTTTTTTAATTCCTTCCCATGCTTTTCCCCAATCGTTAGTAAATGCTCCTAATAAAAATGTAGTTAACCCACTAAAAATATCTGTCATATCTTTTATTATATATATTGCTGAATCTAATAAATCCTTAAATATTAATCCTAATTCTGTAAAAACTGGCTGAAGTAATGGTAAAACTTTTTCAGATATCCAAACTATTAAAGGTTCAAAATAGGTTTTCCAAAACAATGTTAATAATGCAACAATATCGTTAATAACTGTACTTATATTATTCCAAATTAAAGGCATAACCTCACGTACAACATCTCCCATAGCTTTTATCGCAGGCATAAACAAAGGAGTTAAAACATTATTTACAAGTGAACCTATTAAATCACTAATTGGATTAAATACATCCATAAATAATTGTTTAAGTGGAGCAATATTATCATCATATACTTTCATTATTCCTTTTGCTGTCGTACTAAATATAGCACCCAAATTATCTAATAAGCTAATTATATATAATATTGTAAATTCATATACTGCTGTCATTGTTTCAGCATTTTCTTGAATATATCTATTATATAAATCAAATGCATCCCTTGGAAGTTTACCTGCTAATTCTATAAACATATTTATTACATCAACAGTTCCTTGAGATAAACTATCTAATGATTGCTTTATAGCATCTGCATTTTTAAAAATTATACCTGATATAATATCTTTTAATTTTTTAAATGCGTTATATAAACTATCAGAGGCAGTTTGTAAGTTACTCATTGCTCCAGTTATTGAATCCGAAAATAGTACCTTTATATTGTTTATTTTTTCAATATATTTATCTAAAAAAGAAGTATCAATCTCAGGAGTTTTTATACTTTCGGTCATATCTATAACGCCAACATCACCACCAACACCACTAGAAACATCTTCTGTATTATCTGCCGTTTCTTTTGTCAATGTGTTTAATTGGTCGAACGATTGTAAGTTACTAGCAACGGCTTTCCCTGTCTTTTTAACTGCATTTCCAAGTTTTGATTGTGCTGTTTCGGCTTTTTTGCTTACTCCTGATGTTTTTGCCTGTTCAGTATTATATCCAAATATTTTTTTGCTTATTCCACCTAGCAAAGTAAAAAAACTTGTTATATAAATCATTGCACTTTGTATTGATGGAATCAATGCACTAAGTATAGGAGCTATAACCGAACCAATAGAGGCTTTTAAATTAAAAAACTGTGCCGATAATCCTGCAAGTTTACCGCCTAATGTTGTTGTATATTTTGCGGCATCTCCAACTTGAAAGGCTGTTTCTTGCATTATTCCGTTTACTTCTGCTTGTCTTTTTTCGGCTAACGTTAAACTTTTTTCACCTTTACCGATTTGTCTTGCGTAATCTGCCCACATCATAGATACATTTTTAGTTACGCCTGCATTATCAACAAGAATACTATTTTCGTTTTTTAAACCTTCTGTTGCTCCACGAATAGCTTCACCCATTGTCAAACTGGCTTGTCTGCCAAATGATGCTGAATCTTTAAATGCAGTCATTATTTTTTCTATTTGGTCTGTGCTATATCCACGTTGCGATAATTGTTTATAGGATGTAACTGCATCTGCCATAGGTACAAGACCATCAGCAACATAAGATTGTATAAACTTTGTAGCATTACTCATGCTTCGACCTTGTGATTCAACGATACTTCCTAAACCCATCATTGACGATTCCATTTTATTGAACGCTTTAACAGTTTCGGAAATTCCATTTGTTAACAAATCAATACCCTTATAAATCAAATAACCCTTTATTGCATTTGAAACATTTCTTCCCATATTTGACATACTACTTGATATTTGACTAGCTTGCTGTTGTGCGTTTCTAGTAGCTTGATTAAGTTGTGATTGCATAGCATTTAAAGAACTTGTTAACTGTCTTATATTTGCCGTTATATCAACATTAACGCTTCCAACGTTTGCCATGATTTACCCCCTTTCATTTAGGAGTGATTTTGGTATCTTTAAACCGTTCTGTGTTGCAACTCTTATTATTTTATCAATATTTATATTGTCATTTGTTTTTTTAGTTTTTGGATCTATTTTGTTTAATATACTTGTTAAAACAGGCAATTTTTTTGTTCGCTTAAATGCTTGATTATGCCAAACACCATAAATTAATTTTTTATATTCTTTTATTTCTTTATTTTTATATTCATCAATATACAACATAACCTCATTTGGAGTTGCTTCCCAAAATTCGTCAATTTTTAGTCCAGCTCGAACAGCTACTTTGATAATTTCTTTGATGTTTTGCTGTTCGTGTTCGAAAAAAAACCTGACTTCTCAAATGCTTCCATACATTTTTTTATTAATGTTTCAATATCTAAATACTCGTCAACTAAATCTATTACCTGTTCAATAGTTTCAATGTCTTTGTTTTTAGATTGTAAAGCACAAAACAACATTTGATTAAAAAGTAAGATATCCATTTTATTGTTTTCTTCCATTTCTTGCATAACAGTTAAAATATCTTTTCCTGCCATTTCCTTAAATTGTATCATCGCCTTATTTCCAAATTTCAATTCTCTTAATTTATCTAACTGAATATAAACTAATTCCATAATATTCTCATCCTCTCAATTTTCAACCTCTTATTTTGGCGTTTAACGAATTTTTATTGTGCTAGTAGTAGTTTTATATTACTATTAATTTTAAGTAGTTTTAATGAGCAAACTTGTATAATATAATGTGCCTTTGCCATTAAAATTAACTGATTCTGTTATTAATTCGTTAACTGTTGTTGATATACTATCAGAATCAATATTTCCTATGCCTTCATACCTATAACCATTAACAGTATTAGTATATAAAAGTATAGCCTGTTCAGTTCCTAAATTTGTTAAGTTTTCTTCACTTTGCCAAAACTTTTCAATCGCAACTGTAAAACTTCCCAAAATTGGAACAAACGTTTTCCACTCAGATCCTAGTTCGGTATCTTCTGCCATGTCGCATGAAGTATCTAAACTCCAATTTGTACAAAGTCCTTTTTGTTCAACAATATAGGCTGTGTTATTTGATAAAATCAAATCGTAAGAATCATCAACCAAATAAATTGCTTGAAAACTAACATATGATCCACTGGCCGTTGTTGTTGAAGTCCAACCAATTCTTATAGATTGTATTCCAGTCCAATCACTCATGTTTACATTTGTAAACGCTGATTTTTTAATCTTGATATAATTCCATCCATCAACTAGCCCTGTTGAAATAGTATATGTATATGAAGGGTCACCGTCATAAGTTGCTTCTGTGCTAAAGTGTACTTTTATATTTGTAACTTTTGCAACATTTGAAATATAACAAATTAAATAAATATAGTCAGATGTGTCGGATACTGCACCACTTGTAAACGTTGCAAGGTTTAAACTTATACTGTTTAATTCTGAATATAACAAGCCTGCTGAGTTATCATCTTCAGCAATTTTTAAACTTTCAATGCCTAAACGATAATTTGTGTCATCATCTGTTTGAGTTCCTGCTCCACTGATCCAATTTTCATCATCTTGAAAATCTGCTATTAATTTATGTTTATCTGTGCCTGTGTATTTTTGAAATATTGCTCCGACTTTGCCTGCTAATCCTGACATGGTAAACCTCCCTTGTATAGGAGAGGGGATATAAACCCCTCCTATAAAATATTATGCGTAAGTCATTGCTCCAGTACCCTTTAAACTTAGTGACGCTGTTACAAGTTCGCCAACAGAATCACTGATTGATATTGATTCAATATAAGCTGTACCTGTGTAATAATTTGTTGCGTTTGTGTAAAGCTTTGGTGTAACAGTTGTTTTGTTCAAAAATGCGTTTTGACATGCAACTTGTGCTGTGTCTGACATCAACCAAGATGCTTCAACACTTGCTGACCATTCACTCAAACCTGCAACATTTGTTTTCCATTCTGCACCAAGTGATGAATCTTCTAGCATATCCGTGCTTGTGTCAATGCTCCAACTTTGAACCTCTGCCATTGTTGATGCACCAATCATTAAGCTTCCATCTTTGCCTGCTAATCCTGCCATGATTTTATCCTCCTCGTTTTACTTTAATTTTGAAATTCATTAATAATGTTATTCTGTTTTTTGAATCTCTATTTAAACTTTCAATATCGCCAACCATAAATATTGAAATATAGTTGTTTCCATTGATAGTTGTTGATGTTTTGCCGTCTAACTGTCCTTTAATGGCTTCGCATCTTGTTACTGCCGTTGCATATGATGTATCTCTTACAAGTATTTGTAATAATGGATTTTCATTAGATACTGCAACTCCATCACCTAAAACATGTTGAGAATCTAAACCACCATTATTATATAATACACAAACGTTATTTGGTGTATCGGGCATATCACCATAATATTTATTTGTTTCACCTGTTAAAAGCGTTGCTATATCTACCAATAAAGCCATTTATAACAACCTCCTAACAGCGTTAATAATTGCATTAATATATCGTGTTGAATTTTCATGCATTGGTTTAATTAAATAACCCCATTCGCCACCTCTTGGATGATTGTACCAAGTTGTTTCATGTTGTTTTAATGCGTAATGAGTGTTAAAACCTACTCTTCCACTTATATATCCTTGTGACTTTGTTATTCTTACATTGCTTGAACCTCGTAAATCTCCAGTATCAATTGGAGTTCTCGGAATTGCTTTTGCTTGTAAATCTAAACAAGCCTTTAATACTTCACTTTCAACAACTTGTTTTATTCTTTCGCTTAAACCTCTTATGTTTGCATTTATATTACTCATACATACACCTCATAATGGTTCACTGTACCATTTAAATCAACTTGATTTTCAACTGCTATTACATTCCAATCTATGCTATCAAATGTTAATACATCGTCAGGTTTTACTTGTGTTGTTGTAAAAACTTGTGCTGTGCTTTCGACTTCTTCACCATTTTTATTTCGTGTTAATTTTCGACTATATTCATATCTAGCCTTTATGGATGTACTTGTGTATGTAGCTTCATTGTATGCGTTTACACTTGCTTTACTTTTTAATGTTACTATTTGATTTAAGTATACATCAATCACAAAGCAACACCACCTAAAATATAATATCTTAATAATTCCTGTGCATTTACGCTCAAAAGTTTTGTTGAACCTGTTGTATTTGTTCCATTATCATATTTTTCCGATAATTTTCCCAAACTAAATTCCGTTACCCCTTGTGCTTGTAATTCTGCTCTTTTATTTGCTGTGCCACCATTAACAGCAATTGACAATGCTTCTTCAACTTGTGCATCTTTAACCCTTTGGTCAACTGCTATTTCTATAAACCATTCTCCATCAAGCAAGATATTCAAGTTTGGATAATCTTGTCTGCGATAATCAGTTTGCAAGGCTCTCGGAAATTCTAAAGTTTGAGTTGTGATTGATTTTATACCTCGCAAATATTGACGGTCAATTTTCTTTGTTGCAAGTTTAAGATATACTTCTTTGTTTCCATCCGTTAAAGCTGTCCACGTAATATAATTAGTTGATGTTGAAATATTAGTTGCGTTAACATATGCCGTAGCATCCGATAAACTTATATAAGTATCTGTTCCAACTGTTATTGCCATTTTATCACCCCATTTCTTTAGGAATCTCATTTTCTTCAAATATTGCTGAAATAGTTACTTCTCTTTCAATTGCATTTAAATTTCTTTTTTCTGTGATTTCTACCTCTTTTGCTTTAATGCTGTTTATTATCTCAATATCTTCTTCTGCTACTTCTAAATTTTGAGGCTCCGATATTTCTAAAATCTCACTCATTTCGTCCGAATTATACCACTTTATATTGGTATCATTGCGACTATCAATTAAAAACTGATAATCAACTAACTGCATATGCATTATATATTCATCGTCAATCAATTTACGTTGTGCATCTAAATCAATTCCGTAATTCATAAAACACTCTGATGTTGTTTTAACCCACATTTTTTAAATCTCCTTTGAATTAGTTTGTCGTAACAGTCCAACCTCTACTTACTAGCGTTGCTTTATCTGCCAATCCTGTCGCTGATGGTGTTGCATTTCCTGTACCACCTAATTCAAGATTACATGTACCATTTGCTGATGTTCTTCCTGCTGCTACAAATGCAGATAAAATTGCATCTACTGCTGTTTGTGTTAGTAGATTATTTTGTGCTTGAAAATCACCAAGTGTTGATGATACTGTACCACCTTCAAATCCTGTTAAATTGTTTGAATACACCCTAATAACTCTTAAAATTGTATTTGTTGAAATATCAGGAATGTTACCAGTTAATTTATTATCCCAAAATTGAATATATTGTAGTTTAGTATTGTTTGATAGTGATGGTATTTTTCCTGTTATTTTGTTAACGTGTAAATAAAATAAATAAATATTAGTCATTTTACTTAATAAACTTGATGATAAACTTCCAGTTAATCCTTTTGAGTTCCAATCAATATCTATAATTTTACTAGGTTCTGTTGCTCTAGCTATAACATAATCTTTAGCATCAACAGTTCTGCTATAACTATTGCTAACTTGTTCACCCGACTTATCAACATAACTCATACCATGACCACTATTTACACTAGCCGTCAATGTTTTTGCACCACTTGTTGAAAAATATAGCCTAAATAAATCAGTTGACGTTTCAGTAGGAATACTCCAAGTTGAAGTATCAAGACTATAAATTTTAGCAGCATTTGTTTCAGCTTTGATAATTCTATTAATATCTAAACTTGTATCAGAATATACATTAATAGTTCCTTCATCTTCTTTTGCGTAGTCTGTGTGTGTTGTTCCTTCTGCGTTGCTACTTCTTGCACCTAAACGCAAATTCGGTCTGCTTGTTAACGCTCCAACATAAATATTACCACTATGTTCTAAAGTGTTAAGCCATGACCTTATAACTCCACTTGAATTGCGATAAAATATAACATTATACCAAACATTAGCTGTTATACTTCCTGCAAATATAGTAGCCCTTATATAACCTTCTAACCATAATTCAATATATCCATTTGTAGCATTATACTTCAAACCATACTGTGTTTCGTTTTCTGCATCTTCCGACTTATTCCAAATCCATTTTGTTGTTGCACCTGTCTGTATTCTAAACGTTTTAGCAATAGCAAATTCGTTAGTTGTAATATCAAGAGAAGCAGTATTAACAAAACTTCCGTAATCGTCAACACCATCTAGCCTATTATAATATACAGTTTTACCATTTATTACTTCACTTTTCCAACCTGACGAACTACTTCCTGCTTGATTAACCATTGTAGCGTTATTTCCATATCTAGTTAAATCCTTCCACGTTGTCGGACTTGTAGAAGGTACACTTGAAGGAGGCAAACCATTATTAGCCTCATTAGCTATCAATGATAATACATTACCTTTAACATCTTTAGGCATTAATATTTTTGGTGTTAATATGATATTTCTTGTACCACTAAGCATATAATCACCTTCCTAATACGCAAATTCCAATATCTTTTACACATGCACTCGTAGGTGTAAACGCTCCAACAGTTTGTAAAACTCCAAATATACTTGTTGATGATAATTTACGAACCATGTTAATATTTTCAATTTGAGTCCATAATATATTGTCGCCAACGTCCTCAGGTTGATTAAATGTAATATAACCTAAATATTTTGAACGGTCTGCATCTATTACATTAAATGCCGAATTGTCTGTAATGGCTGTAGGCGCTGAACTATACAAATGTAATTTAAAAGTAGACATTCCACTCGGTAAACTTGCAACTCTAATTCTCATATATGCGCCGGTAATAATACAATTGCCTGCCACTGGCAAAACATTTGTAAATTCTAAATTTGTTGCAGGGTCTGTACCCACTACATCATTTGCAGTATATGCTGTTGTGTTTGCTGGTCTTGTGTGACTTACTTCTACTGTATCTCCTGCACTTGTAACCCTGTTAGTTGTTCCATCTGTTGTTTGGTCAATTCCAACTTTACCGATTATTGAAGTTCCTGCTTGTACATTTCTTATATCAACATATAAACCATTCGCTCCAACTGTTGCCCTCGTATCGTCCGTAGCGTTTTTTATTTCAACAGCTCCAATTTCAATATCGCCTGTGTTTATTGTAGCCGTTGTTTTTAACGTTGAAGAAACTGAATCGAAACATGTTTCTAATATTTCCGTTGTTCTTGCTTCACTCATCTTATAACCTCCTTAATTAGCAACTAATATTATTTCAAACCCTGCTGAAATTGATGAACCAGTTATATTTGCAACTGTTGTTTGTGCTGTAATTTCTATATCAGTTCGCTCTAATAATTTTTCAGGAGCAAAATAATTATGTTGAATTTTTGAACTTCCTGAGTCTGAAATTGCATCTGAATGTCGAATTCTAAATATTTTTCCATTTTCTCTTGTGTTTAAATTAATAATATAATTAGATGATTTGCTCGCTCCTGCAATGGAAGCATAAAAATTCATTAAATAACCTGTGTATCCCTTTGGAATTGTATAAACTGCCATTTCTGTTTGTTCATATGTCGGATGTATTACTGCCCTTATTTTTGTTTTATCTGTTGGTATACCACTTGTTAAAGCAGTATTAACATATATAACCGCATGACCTATTATAGCAGTAGAATTGTTGTTATATGCCCTATAAACTCTATAAAGTGGAGTTGTTAAAGCAACTCTTGTTTGACCATTTAATGTTACTGTTTGTGATATTTCTGTACCATCTAATGTTTGACCAATTATAACTATTATTCTATTTGTATCGCTTGTTGATGATGAACTTATACTATCAATATCTGCTGTTGTACTATATACATATCTCATTAATTCCCATGGGTCGGCATCTTCTGCACCATCCCAAATTGTAACCTCGCCATCCGATGTATCAAAATCAAATGATTTCCCAAACTTATGTATATAACTTGTTCCTACTACTTCACCCTTTGATATTGCAAATCCATTTTCGGCATCTGTAACTTGTAAGTTACCCGATTTACTTGCATTAATTGGTACAAATGAACTTGTATAATTTTGAGCAGTTAATACTGATTTAACAAGTTCGGCATCGTCATTGGCTGAAATAGTATCGCCAATTCTATGTGATGATGGTTTAACATATGAAGGTTTTAAAATTGTTTGTAACCTAAAATAAGTTTGTGCAACTCCACCATTTGTATAAACTATTCTAAAATATCGTGCTCCTGCTTGAAATGAAAATGTTTTACCCTCATTTGCATTTATTGTATATTCATCTGTTGAATCCCAATTTGTGCCGTCTGTTGATTGTTGTATAGAAAAACCAGCAGTTGCTGAAGGATGAGATGCTTTAACTATTACCATTATTATTCCATAATTAACAACTTCTTCGGCAGTTCCAGTAAAAATTCCACCTATACCAAGCGTTGTTGTTGTACTATTAGTTGTAGAAATATGAGCAGGACTTACAGTTACAAGTCCATATTCACCATCAGCTTTTATAACGCTTGCTGTATTTGTTCCATCTGTAACTTTTATTTTACCTATGTTATTATCGCCCGATGGTAAAGCTGGAAGTGTGCTAACGGTTACATTCGGTAAAGTAGTTACCTCAACTTTTGCTGAACTTAAACCACTAAACCAATTCTCAATTAATTCTGTAACTCTATGTGATAGGCTCATTTTTTCACCTTTTCCGTTTTGGTATCTTTGGTAATTCCTCATCAATTTTAGTTTCTAATAATATTTCTTGTTTTAATTCTGAAATAAACTTATGTTCAATTTCAGCTTCAACTTCAAATTGATATTTTAAATTTGTTAAAATATCAATAATTCTTTTATCTTCTGTTATAAATTCACCATTTACAAAAGTACATAGCAAAGAATCTTTTTCTTTATCCCATACTAAACCATTTCCAAAAAATTTAGTCATAATTTTTTATACCTCCTCTTTTTCAAGAATAGGAGAGGGGAGTATGTCCCTCTCCATTCCTTCTAATTTTAGGAGTAGTTTATTTTTTGCTTCTACAAGCATTTTAATTGTAGCTTGATGACTTTCAATTTCTCTAAGAGTATCAAAAATCATAGCTTTTAATTCAATTATTTCCATTATAAAATCCTCCTAATATTCTTATATTCTTAATCTACTCTTATTGCCTGAATGTAAATTTCACAATCTAACAATCCTGCACCGTCTGGAATTATTGACAAACTTCCACCACTGCTTATTGTTGCTTGTCCGTTTGTATAATCCGTTGGCTGGTCGAAATCGTCAGCACTTGTTGCAACTGTTACAGCATTTGTTATATCTGTTCCTGCACCACTTGCACCATTGTTTAGTTTCCACGTTCCACCGTCTGCACTTGTTGATATTGACCAAGCATTTAATATTTTAAATTTAAATGGAGCATTTGTGTCATAAATGTTAACTGCTGCAGCTTGATTTGATAAAGTGTATTTAATTACAAATGGTATAGCATAGGTATTTCCTGTTATAGGATCTAATTCATCAGCATTAATATTTGTAATAACATTACCTGTTCCATCTGCATTAATTGTTTTGTTTGTCAATGTATCAGTAGTAGCTTTTCCAACTAGAGTATCTGTTGCATCAGGCAATGTAACACTTCTATTATCTGTATGACTTGATACAAGAGTCATTGTTTTACTTGTTGTTGCTCCTGATAATTCAACCTCAAACTTTTTAGTAACATCGCCACTATCACCAAAATAACAAGTGTCATCACTCAATATTTTGTTTGTTAGTGTATCAGTAGTAGCTTTACCAATCAAAGTATCTGTTGCATCTGGTAAAGTCAACGCTCTATTATCTGTATGACTTGATGTTAGTGTCATCATTTTAGTTGCTGTTGCTCCTGATAACTCAAACTCTAGCATTTTTGTCAATCCTGCACTATCTGCAAAATAGCAAGTATCATCACTAAGGATTTTATTTGTAAATGTGTCACTTGTGGCTTTACCTACTAAAGTATCAGTTGCATCAGGTAAAGTTAAAGTTCTTGCTTGTGTTTGGCTAACAGTTAAAGTTGTTGCTGTTCCTGTTGTTGCTCCCGATAATTGCACTGCCAATGTTTTTGTAACATCTGCATTATCGCCAAAAACAACTGTGCTATCACTTAATATTTTATTTGTTAATGTCTGTTGAAGTCCTATTGTTGCTAACGTTTGATTAACTCCTGCAAAGTCAGGCACCGTCAAATTACTTGCACCCGATGTTTGAGATGTAGTTACAAGTGTTACATCGTTTGTACCACCGTCAAGTGTTGTAGATGAAGCCAAGCCTGATGCAATACCAGTAGCAACCGATAAAAGTTTTGTGTTTGTTCCGTCATGGTCGTGGCCTGTTGCAACATCAAAAATTACCTCAAATGCTCTTTTAAGTTGTGGATTTCTTATTGCGTTAAAATCATATCCTGAATATGTAGCCATATGTTTTTGCTCCTCTCTAAATAGGGAAGAGGGCTTTCCCCTCTTCTCCGTTTGTTCATTAGATTATTATTATGATGTTGCAAGCGATGTTATTTTACCATGATATTCTTCAGGCGATATACCCTCTCTTTCGAGATATTTAAAGGGACTGGACTCTATCTTTATCCTATAAGGATATGCAGTACATAGTCTCTGAACCTTCCTCTATTCGAGGCTCGGCTGCTGATTGTCCAATTCCACAACTTTTCAAGCATTTACGTCTAGGCTTTTTTCATCCTTCCGCTTTAGCATGTGGACTCTAAGGAGTTTCCAGCAATTCTCTGCATTTTCACTAATATATTACTACATTAGGCAGCCATCTGACCGTAATCTATTCCCATTTGTCCGTAAATTTGACCTTTCATTGATGCACCTGTTTGACTCAAATCCTCATAAAATAACAAACCTTTATTTGGTACAGGGCAAAATACAGGATAACAATAGTTAACATCTGCACACAATAAAGTTGCTGCTGGAACGTTTGGAGCATAAACAACACCAATTGCTGCAAAGTCTGTTTCGATTTGTTTAATATTAACTCCACCAACTTGTCGATCCATTGGAGCATAACCATAAATGTCAGATAAAACTTGCTTTTGAAAAGCATTTACGAAAAATACCATGTTTTCAAAAACTGCACCATTACCAGCCATAGTTCTCAACAATGTATCAATTAATGTTTTGCTTAGTTTTGCAGCACTTGCATTAACTGCGTTCGTTGATGTAGCTGTTATAATTCCTTTTGTTTTTGCTGCTGTTGATGTATTTATTGCATCTTGATAAGCACCATTCAAAAACGAATAATCTGCATCAATTGCAATTTGCCTCATTGCCGCCATTTTTTGAAATGCTCCCTCGTCTTTAACTGGCTGTTCGCCTTGTATTAACAAGCCACCAATTTCGCCAAATGTTGATTGTTTCATATAAGATACTTCAACGGCTCTTTGGAATATCTGAACTATGTTAGTATCTTGACCCCTTGTATATGTTCCTGCTGTTTGTCCTGATACTGATTGTGCTTCAGTTATTGTTGGTTGACTTGCACTTGATAATGACCAAGGTTGAGCCACTGGAAATTTTAAACTTCTAGTTGTCTTTGAGTTCGCTCCCTCAATGCCACCAATCATATTAAGGAATGGTGTTTGATATGCTCCTACTAAAAATAATTCTCCAACATAGTTTATGGTATCTCTGTCTGTATATGCCATGTTTGTTTCCTCCTATTAATTTATTGTTTTTGTTCATCGTGTAATTCTTTTTTAAGATTAAATAACCTTTGTAATAATGCTGTGTTGTTTGGATTTTTTGATACTTCCAAATAAGCTTCATTGTATTTATCTTTTAATGATAGTTTGTTTCCTCCTGCGTTTGGTGGATTTAAAGGATTGTTGTTTTTAGTTGTATCAACTGTATCAAACAAATATGCTTTATTTTCTTTCAATGCTTTTATTTGTTCGTCAATTCCTTTTACATCACCATTTGGATCGAGTTCTAACTTATCATAATCCAAAAACTTTAATAAATCTTGTGTGTCTTTTGCTTTTTCCTGCAAAGCCTTAAACTTTACAGTGTTTTCAATAAGTGATTTCTTGTATCGTGTTTCCCATTCTCCATTTTTTGATTGCAACTCTTGTATAGCTTTTGTTAGTTCTTCGTTTCCTTGTGCCGATTTCTTCAAAGTTTCTAAGTTGTTAGTCAACTCACTAACTTGAGTCTTTAACTCATTCTTTGAACCGATTACCTCGTCAAATCGACTCTTTGGTATAAAAGCAGGTTTTTCTTTGCTGTCGACAATCAAATTTAAACCTTTTTCCTTTATAATTGTTTCAATTTGTGTTGCTAATTCTTCGCCAAACACTTCTTTATATTCCATTTTAATTCTCACTTTCTCTCATTTATACGCCATGAGTGGCTCGGTAATTGCGTTTCAATTCTTTGTATTTTTCATTATTTAATTTTTTAATTTCTCTAAACTTCGATAATGTTTTTGGTGTTTGATTCGGTAACATTATTTTATATCTTTCCCATTGACGTTTATCATAGTTTAGTTGTTGTTTAAATTTTTGTTCTTTGTTATATTTATCTATTTCAATTTTTGAGCGTTTATCAATGTTAAATGGTCTATTACTATATTTTTTATCTTTTTCAATATCGTTGTATTCGGGGATATAAGGCATTAATACATGTCTACAATTGGGATGTATGTTTGCGTAAATTCCTTTAAACGCTTTTTTAAGTGGAGGAAATTCTGTGCTTGTTCCCGATATACTGTAAACTCTACCCTCCAATGGTGAACATATTCCACAAGGTGAATTATGACTTGACATTTTTACTAAATCATAACCAGCTTCAGTTAATTGATTCATTGTACCTCTATTTGTTGCTTCTCTTGTTGTTGACCTTGCAACAAGCTCTGCATATGACTCAACATTCATTTTACGACCATTTCTCATAAGTATACTTGTTCCTTGTTCATTTATCAACCTCCTTGCAATTATATCTTTTGTTTGTTGTACTGATTGACCTATTATTATTTTTTGTTGTACAACCTCTAAACTTGTTGCCCTAATATTATCTTTAATATTTCTGCCTATATATTGATTAGCATTAATAAGTTTATCTCCTGTATTTCTTGATATAACTCTTACTGCCTGTTCGTGGAATTGTTGAAAACTTTCAAAGTTTGGAATATTTCCACCTTGTTGTTTTATTCCTTTTATAGCTTCGTTTACACCTTTAACATAATTTCTTATTACAATTTTTTGAGTCCAGTTTGTTGTTTCTGTATTAAGTTTTAATATTTCATCGTCAATCTGACTTAATAAATATCTGTAATTTTTTATGTTTGATGGTGTTAACATTTTTAAAATACTTTTTTGTGCATTGATATAAACCAATATCAACTCATCGGTTTCTGTCATTCTGCATCAACTTCTTCCTTTTCTTCTTCTTCGTCAACTTCTTCAACATTATCACCTTCTGTTTTAAAGTCCGTTTCCATTAAAGGATTTAACATTTTTTCTTCTTCAAGTATTGTTTCCAGTTCTTCTTCTGCTTGTTCTTCTGTCATATAGTCATATGTTCTTAACGCTCTTGTCAATGACATTGTTTGTTTGTTGCCTGTCCTTATGTTCATTATTTCGGCTTCTTCAATTGCATCGTTTGGTAATCCATCCTGCCAATTAATAGTTATATCTTCAATATTTATCGACAAGTTATATAATTTTGCCAAACTTGATAGTATATTTTTAATTGTATAATCAAATCTCCTTGACAATCTTTTTACTTTTGAGAGTGGAGAAATCATTTTAAGTCTTAAGGCTCTTCCGGATATATTTGCACCACCTTTTTCATCACCACCCAATAAAACAGTTCCCATTTCCGACAATAAATATAATTGATTTGTCAATGTTTCAATTTGTTTAAAGCTAGCTTCAAGCTGACCGTCCCAAGTTATGTATTTTACTTCTGCATCGTCTGCCGAATCTTTAGGAAAATAATTACCCATTTTTAAGCTCCACATTCCTGACGCAGGGTCTTTTTCTAAAGCTGACATAGGACCACTAACGGATGGTGAAGAGTGTTTATCTAAAATCCTGCTAATCTGTGCAATTCTTACCATTATTTCAATTATTATATCATTTATATCCGAATAATCATCAAAGCCTGTTATCTTATCGCTTGTTGTTAAGTTGCTTGTGTGAATTACTGCAAAATCATCTATGCCAGTTTTAACAACATCACTTTCTATTAAACTGTGGATAACTGTTCCAACTGTTTGAGAATTTGAAAGTAAATATAAACGTTCTTCAAAATAACCTTTATAGTGTATTTGTGCCTTTAAATAACTATTTTCACCATCTTTATATTTCCAGCATAAAACATGATTTACTATTTTTTTTGCATTAAACTTATCCACAATAGGTATCCAAAGTTGGGGATTTTGTGGGCAAAAAGTTGCTCCCTCTTCATTGTCAATATACACATAAACTAAACCGTCTCCGAACCTACTAACATCAATTGCGACCTCGTATAATTTATCAAACATTTTAGATGTAGTTATAAGTTGTTTTATTTCTTCTTTGTTTTTTGATTCGATAATTGGATTTTCGCCAAATAGCAAATCGGCTGTTTTAAGTGATATGAGTTTTTGAAAATTTAACAATGTTCCGTAAGTTATTACATTTTCAAAGTTTCCAATGACTCGCTCAATTCTCTTGAATTGTGCTTTAAATATTTCGAGATGTTCACCTTCAAAAATTCTTCTGTTATCCTCGTATTTATTTAAACGATTCTTTGTGTCGAAGTCTGAAGGAGGATATTTATTACCAATTTGTAGCCAGTTTAAATCTGTAAGCATCTATTACCTCCTATTACAACGGTAGTTTTATTATTGCATCTGCTTTGTTACGCTCAAATAAATCTGTTGAGTATCTTAAACAAGCCATCGCATCATCAAAGAAATCGCAAGGCTCATCAATATATTTTCCTTCTTTATTTTGTTTCCACATCCATGTTTTAGCTTCTTTCCATGTATTCACACAAGTTGTATTAATATATATATTATCAAATCTTTTCAAATCGTCAATTTGTGAATTAACACTCCCAGGATATTTTTTTACTGGTTGAGCATTAAAACCTGACCGTCTAAATTGTTTTATTCGGTCTGGCTCTGCACAATCGCAAATCATTTTTAAGTTTTTATCAATCCTTTTTTTATTACACATTTCGATTATCTCATCGGTATCTTTTTCTGTTACATATATTTCATCAAAGACATATAAATTATTGTCGTATTCGGCAATTGATAATATACAGTTTGCATGATTGACCTTTATACCCTCGGTTTCCCGATATTTAATAGGGGAGTAGACTATATCATCAACATTTCTGTTGTTCAGCGCTTCGGAATAAGGATTTTCACCTTAAACCTACTCCTTGCGGATAGTCGTTACACCTTCCTCTTTTAAAAACTTGAGGCTTGGCACGATATTGTCATGTATATCTGGATTGTAATATTCAAATATATTTAGATTTTCACCGTTAGCACGTTTTCACGCACACCTTGTATTTACAAGTTCACTGAATTTTATTTGGGCTATTTTTTTAGTTAACCCAAAGTCCTGTGCATATCCTTTACGGTCGAAGTTGTAAAAAAACACCCCTTCGACCTTAAAATCTCGTTGCTCAATGTTAGTTAATATTCTACCACCACGACTTGCAAACTTTCCATATCGGTAAACCTCATATAAGAATGGATTTGTTTCTTTCATCTTTTCAATAACAAGTTTTCGCACTGGCTCAATAAATTCATTATCTTGATATGTTGAACAAATACACAATACATCATATGTTACAAGTTCATTGTCAATTACTTCTTCTACTTTTATCTCCCAAACTTTCGGTTCTCCATTATCAAATATTTCAATTATTTTTTTATTGGGATACTTTACAAATCGCTCATTGGTGAAATGGTCTTCATCAATTGGGTTATATGTTAATATTAATCTTTGGTATCCATCACCACGCAATAATATTAATAAATCATCAAATTGAGTTTCCGTTAAATCCTCAGCTTCTTCTACCCAAATAAAATTAATCCCTTTTAAGGATTTTATTTTTCTCGCATCATCTAACCCTCGGAATATCATTTTATTGTTATTGCTTGTGCATGTTATTTCTAGAGGATTTTTGATTGAGTGAAATTTATAATCTTGTTCAAAGTTATCGATTCCGTCCTCAATTTCTTGAAACACTGAATCTTTTATACTGCTATAAGTTTTTCTTATTCCAACACCTCGGAATCCTTTTTCCTGCAACATTGCAAGTGGTATCAATTGACCGCCAATAAAATATGATTTGCCTGAATCACGCCCACCATAATTTATAATAACCCTAGCTTTGCTATTTAAAATATGATAATAAATATTGTTTACAAAAACATTTTTACTATTACTCATTATCTACCTCTTTTCTAGCAGGCAAAATATTGATAACTGTTACTGTTTCGGTATTTTCTGAATTTTCGTTTTTTGTTTTTTCGAATTCAAGTTTTTGTTTATCTATAATTAATTTTTCACGTTGTATTTTTATCTCTTCAGCTTTAAATTGTTTATCAATTATGATTCCATATGCTGTAAATAAATCTTTAAGGCATGTTTTATCTATTTTTTCATCATTTAAAGCTTCAGTAAAATATCTATCTATTATGTTTTTTATTTTGTCTTTTCGCTCGTCAAACATGTTTAAGATACTTTCTGTGTTCTCTTCCTTTTTTTGTGTCGACTTTTGTCGGAAGTTATCATCTTTTTTTACAATATTTCTTACAGTTTCTTTATCTATATTAAACTTTCTGCCTGTTTCCCGTAAGTTGTTACATTCTAAATAATAAGCAATAATTTGTTTTCTTTCCAAATCGGATAATCTTTTTCCCATTCCACCACCTCATTTATAACAACTTCATTCGATAATTCCTCTACTTTTCATATATTCAAAATTATAACGATTATTAAACTCTGAATCATTCATAACAAATAACATAATAGCTTCAAAAAAAGCAATAATTGCAGGAATAAAAGTCCAAAAAAACAACAGATATAAAACTCCTATTGCTTGATTAAGATAAAATTTATGTATTCCGAATCCACCCAAGAACAAAGCTAATAGTCCTGCAACAATTTTATTTTTCATTTTTTCGCACCTCTTAAAATTATTCGACAATATAATAATAACACTTAAGTATAACGTAAAAAGTATTAATTTTAGACAAATTTTGATTATTGGGCAAAAAAAAAGAACCTCCGGAGAGGTTTTAAATCTAGTGTGAATTACACTATTTTTTCATAATATTCATACATTCCTGCATATGAATCGTCTTTCACCCAAGTTGTAATATTATATTTTTGTTGCACATCTTCAAGTTTTTCAAATCCTTTTTTGATTGTACTTATATTTGATTTTTGCCCTTTTGCAAGTTCAAAAACTCTAATACCTTTTATCCCTTCATCTACTACTATTATCATGTCTCCACTTCTAGCTATTAATTCATATTCTCTCGATATTTTCATTTTTCATTCCTCCAATGTTTAACATTTTTATTACCTCCGAATTTTAGTAGGTTTATCAACCTCTATTATATATATTATCAAATTAATTTTTAACTTAACACTTTTTTTAAAATATTTTTCCAACTTTCATTATTTTTTCAATTTTTTTGAAAGTATCAGTTTTTATATTTTTCCAAGTGTTCTGTGTGAAATAAGTAGGATACTTATTTGCCAGTGTGTTAAAAGTTGCCCGATAAAAGTATTTTTGTTCAACAAAAAAATATTCTTTTTCCGTCAATGCTCTTAACCAAATTTCAACAATTTTAATATCATTTTTTATTTTCAAAATTTCGATTGGATATTCCGTCAAGGCTTGGTTTTCCGTTGTAGAATTGAATAAATTTGTTTGTGAATGTGGCATATCGCTAATTCTTTGAGCCTGTAAACCTATAAAGTTATTCATATCAAATGTTTCAACTATTGCAATATTTGTTTTATATTTCAGCAGCATTAATATTATATATTCTCTTATATTATTATCCATATTAATTAACCCTCCATAATATACAAATTAGTTATTTCTTGCCCTACCATGCGATTTTTATATTAAAGTTGAATAAGTTATCATGTTAAATTAAATGTCGCTTATAATTGAAAATAGAAGGTTATTTGTTGCCATAGATAATATTATATAATTCGCCTAGCCTTTTCGCCATTTTTAAAATTTCTTGTTCCCACTTTTGCTTTTCCTCTGCTGTTATGTGTTTATCGTTAAAGTATTCTTCTGCTTTATTCCAGCGTTTTAATAATTCCTCGTATTCATTTTTCGCTTTGTGCATAGTTTTTCACCTCCCTTTCAAAAATTTCTAGCATTTTATTGGCAGTTTGGTTTTTTTTACAAAATACTAATTCTAGGTTATATCGTTCCTTAAATGCTTTGATACTTGCTACCATACTATTCCCTGTCATTCTACTTCTCCAGGTTTTTCTAAATTTTGTATCTGCGTCAATCGTTGTTTTGTCCATTGCTACTCGCAACTTGCATTTTTCTCTTACTGATTCGTCCTCGATAAGCAATACCATTTTACAGTTGTTTAATAAACCTTTACAAAATTCCGTCTCAAAACGTGTTCTACCTTGGCACAAATTGCCTGATAACTCTGTCAAATTAGCTTTACGTTCTATTGCACATATATTTTCAAAAGAAATACCGTCAATTTCAAAACTGTAATCTCCAAATTCTAATTTTTTACATTTGAATTTAATATCAAGTTCGCTAAATTTTTGTAAAATGTGTTGATTGCGTTGCTCTCTACTATCAACCAGTATTATCATTTTGTATTCTCCTTTATTCTTATATTTTCCCAGTAAGTATCATATAAGGTTTGACATTTAATTTGTTCATCATAGTTGGATTTATTAACCAATAAAAAATTTAAACATTGTCTAAAATTTGATATTTTCATTATTTTTTTAAATTTACTTATTAATTTTTTTCTTAAAATGGGCATAATTCCTCACCTTCTAACTGTAATCTGACTTGTTCATCTTTAATATTTTCCCAACTATAAATTTTTTCGGCTGGCGTATTGTTATTATAAAATCTTAAAGTGTCTTTACTAAAATTATATTTAATTGCTTTCCTGTCGCCACTTTCTCTATCTTTTAAACTTGTTAATACCATGTCATAATCTCTATTATCTGACCAATTACGCTCAATTGATATTATATTATCAGCTTTATTTGCGATATTATTTGTTCCTGATATATCGGTTTTTTCGATATTTGCAGGTGAGTTGTCTTTTATTTCTGTTTTTAATTTGTTTGGATGCACCAATAACACTAAATGACACTTATTTTTTATTACAAAATCCTTACATTTTTGTACAAAATTAGCTTGGTCACTATTTAGGCTATCTGCTTTTTCTTCCAGTTTTGACATTAAATTATCTATTATAAACAATTTAACGCCATAACGCTTTGTTGCCAATTCCATTAATTCAAAAAACTTATTAATATCAGATGCAACTTCTCCTGATTCTCTATCAAACAGATATAATGTTTCATTGTGCCAAATTTTTAAACGCTCAATAATTTCTGGTCTGATTTCAGTTTTAATTTTATATTTAGTTTCAACCTTGTATGTAAATTCGTTTTTATTTCCTACAAGTTGCCTATATAACCAATTCTGTATTTTATTTTGTGACATTTCGCCCGAATATAAAAATGTTTTTACTTTTTTTTCAAGACAGTGTGCCAATACTTGTGATATAAAAGTTGTTTTTCCCTCTCCATTACGCCCAACAAGAATAGTTATTTCTTGTTCCTTCCAGTCCTCAATGTGTTTATCATAATCATAAAAACCTGTTTCAATTCCTGTGTGTCTTGTTTCTAATACTGACTTATAATCAACTTTTGCTAAATCAATCAATCCATTCGGCATTTTATTAATTGTATCGGTTATTAATTCAAGAACTTTATTCTCGCCATCATAAAATAATACTTCGTTGGCATCTTTACGCTCCGATACTAATACCTTTACATTTTTCAATCTACGTTTAACTTCATCTGCAAATTGCAATCCTGCTTTGTCATTATCGGCAAAAACTATTATTTCTTTTATATCTTGTAACCATTCCCAGCAATTGTTTATCCATGTGAAATTATTTGCACCACTAGGAACACTAACTACATTTTTATAACCTGATTGCCAAATAGCCATTGCATCTGGTTGACCTTCTGTTATAACAAGTGGAACACTTTTATCTATATGCCACATTCCCCAAAGTATAGATTTAGTGTTCTTTTCGCATCCACCCTTTGAACCACCTTTTAAAATTTCCCTATATGAAACATATTCAAGGATATTTTTATCATTAAAATATTGAAAAACATAAACAGGCTTATTACAAAAAATACTTTCTTTTACTTTCCATGCTTCCAAAGTTGATTTATTAATTTTTCTTGATTGCATAAGGTTTATTGCTTTTTCTGATAATTCCTGTGTAGAAATATTCGGAAATACAAAGGTTTTTTCTTTTACAATGTTGTTTGTTTTTTCCACGCTATTTGTTAATTCTGCAACTTTTATCAATGCTTCATTAAATGATATTTTTTCAAAATATGTATAATATCGAAATATATCGATATTTTCATTACATGAATGACATTTAAACATTAAACCCTCATTAAACCAACTCATACTTGGATTTTTATCTGCATGTAGTGGGCAACTAATTTTTCCTTTTACCTCTTTCAAGTTTAATCCTTGCAATATTATTTCTTTAGCTTGTATGCCTAACCTATTTTTCAATTCTTTTGAATCATACATGTTAATAATCCTCCCTTCGTATTAGTATTGAATCATCTTCCTCAATTCCTATTCTATGAAGTGGTTTTTGTGGCATCATTTGTTGATAATTTATATCCAAATAATCAACATATCCTGTATTAAAAAAACTCGAACCCATTTTTATATATTGCTCTTGAATATTATCTTTTGATATTTTATCCTTATATCTTTGTATTGCTCTTTTAAATTCATCACCAAAACTATATATTTCTTTTTTCTTTTTATCACTTATACTTCCTTTTCCCTCTTTGCGTGGATATAATTGCCAACATTCTTCAAAAAAAGTAATAAAAGAATCGACATATGTATTTAATGTTTTTCTTTCCTTTTCTTTTCTTTCCTTTCCTTTTCTTTGTATTACGGATTGTATTTCATTTGAATTACTCTCATTATACGTTCGTATTACGTCCGTATAATTTGATTTTTTTAATTCTTTTTGTTTGCTCCATCTCGCATTAATAGCCTTTTTTGCGTTTTCACGTTGCATTTGTACTTTCTCCATTCGCAACATTAATGATGTCGAAAAAAAATCTTTTTCGTCAATTTCGAATAATTCGTATCCCTGAACTACAATATTCATTTTTTCAGATGTAGTGTTGAATCGTCTAGCAAGTGAAGGAATTAATTTTAGTGGATATTTAAAAGTTGGTTGATCTCTTAATATTTCTATAAGTACCCAATAAATACCATAACCCTCTAATCCAAGTTGTTCTATAAGCATCATACACTTAGGGTCATCTTTAGCATTAGAGTCGTGTGGAAAATAATATGCATCTTTATTCATTTCAAAATCCCCCTAATCTATTTGATAAAAGTAAGAACAATACCAACCACAACTTTTCAAATAATCAACCATTGTTTCCATTGATTTTAAACGCTTATTTGCCGAACCGTTTCCAGCAGGTGATATTTTATAACATACATTTCCCCAATGTTTAGATTTAAATCCATATAATCCAACTTCATTCATTAAATCATTAAAATTATCTTCTTTAATTCTTGGCAAATATAAAATTATACTATCGGTATTACAAGAACCAGTATCTTTTATTTCTTTTATTTCTTCTAAAGCTAATCTTTTTGATTCTTTTAAATCATTTATTAATTTATTTATTTTGTCCTTTTTCATTATTTACTTCCTCCTTTTGGTTAAAATAATCTTTCAATGCCCTTTCTAATACTTCATTTAAATTTGATTCACTTTCAACTGCTTCATGTCTAGCTTTTTTTAATAGTGTTTTTTCAATTGTTGTTGTTATTTGTGTTCTCATGATTAACCTCCTTTTTTGATTATATTTAATTATATAATTATAAAATTACTTTGTCAATGATATTAGTATAGGACTAAAGTCCTATTTTTAAAAAAATAAACCTGCCACGAATGACAGGTAAAAGATAAATATTAACGTCCATATTGTAAATCCGCACCCCATCCGAAACCCCAATCAAATTTTAGTTGTAAAGATTTCCATTCATTGCAGGTTTGGGATTCACCAACACCATACTTTGTTAAATCAAATGTACAAAACATTCTTATTGCTCCATTATCTTCTCTGAGTATTTCTGAATATTTACAGTATCGGCAAGTTTTCATCTTCCAACACCTCCATATTTATAAGTGCGTATTGAACATTCGCAAACTATAGTAATATCTCCATCAATACTTGATTGACTTTCCATTCTTTCTGCAAAACAAATTTCACATAAACCATATTCTTTGCATGTTTCTTTTATGTATTCTGTTAATTCTTTTGTGATTTGCTCATTACCTAAAATAACTAAATCATCCTCCAACTGCACCAAAAAATTCGTTAGTTTTTTCATAAATTTATTCCTCCTAAAATTTATTTTTTTGTCTTACAATATATATCGACACTTATTTTTAATACTTAATACTTTTTTTAAAAAAAAATTGCTACTCATAAAAATATATTATAAGTAGCAAAGTGAGGAGCGTTTAAAATGGTAATTCTTCTACTCCTTCTTGCTCCAAAGCTGTAAATCCTTGTTGCTGTGTATTAGCATCAACTTCAAAATCAAATACAATAATGTTTAACCAAGATTTGTTTTTTTCTTTATCATAAATATTTTCAATTTTAGCTTGTGTAATAATGATTCTATCATTTGCATTTACATCAATATCTTTTGCTTTACCAACTGCTCTGCAATTCCAGTTGCTATTTTTATACGTGTTGTCTTTTTGTTTATCGCTGGTAGAGATATTAAAGGCTGTGTAGTTTTCCTTTTTTTCTACTTTCCATACTTTTGCATAAATTTTATTTGGTTTATCGTTTGATATGAAAATCATTTTGTAACCTCCTTTTTAGCTTCTAAGCTATCGCATAAAACCTTATATTCATCAACTGTCAAATCTTTTATACTGTCTTTGTTATATTTTGTTTTAATCCACTTGGTTATATCTGTTTCGCTAAGATTTACAGATTTTGCAATTGCAAAGGCTCTTTTGATTTGTGCATCAGATAAGTTTTCAGATTTACCTTTTTCATGCATTAAGTCAAGAATATCACTTTCAAGGATATCAAATGCGGAAATGTATAAATATCTTTTTAAGTATGTTTGCACTGCTCCTAGATTTTGTACTTGGTGACAACCTCTTAATTCTGCTGTTGACATGGGAGATGTAAATAAAATAGTTGAATCAGGTTTTTCAATATCTATAATGGTCAACGTTGCCATATCAATGCCATAATTTATATTTGCAATTAACTTATATTTAAGCATTAATTCGTTTATTATTGTCAAAAAATCAGCTAATTCAAAATATTCATATTTGGCAAATAAGTTTTTGCCAGTTTTTTTAATTTCTTGCTTTTGTAATTCAATTTTTATGTTTTGAAATTTTTCGTAAATATTCATTATTCCACCTCCACTTTGAATGTAGCGGGCTTAGTTTCAACCTTTATACATTCAATAATTTCTCCGTCCTGCGTAACCACAGAACCATTTTTAACTTGTATTGTTTTTTTAAAATCTCCCCACATTGGGGATTCTGTTACTTTTACAAACTCTGGGTTATTTGCTTTTAAAAATTTAAGTAATTTTGTGTCATCTTTTATATATTCTATTGTACCAAATTTCCTTTTGAGTATGCCTGATGGTAACTTATAAGTTTCTTGTGTTTTTGTTGATTTTTTTTCAACACTTTCAAAATATGGCATTAGTAAACTATTAAAATATTCTATTTTTTTATCAAAAATATCCTGTACTTTGTTTTTCTTTAATTGATATTCTTGTATCATATAGTCGATAACTTGTAATTGTCTTTTCATTTCTTGTTTTTCAGCTGAAATTTTTTTTATACACCATTCAGCCGTATTGTCATCATTTACTATAAAACCTTCACTTTCAACTATTTCATCAATAAATTCACTCATTTTTTTATTCTCCTTTTAAATAATTTTGTAAAGAATTAACAATTTCTTTAATCTCATTATCGTTTTTTGGAAACAAATTAATATTTCCACTTTTGTTAATAAAAGTTATAGCTGTAAATAATGAACCATCATTTCTTTCTACTTCTTCTATTACAACTTGTTCAATACCATGAAAACTTACATTAATCATTTTTAAATTCCTCCCTTAATAGTTTTTTAATTGCTTCATTTACAAATATACTTTGACTTACTATTTTGTTGTCGTTCCTAAGTTGTTTTAACATTTCGATTAACTCAATATCAATCGAAAATGTTGCATGTTTCTTTCTAACTTTCATTTGCTCACCTCCTAAATTAATTGTAATACTTTTTGAATACTTTGTCAATACTTTTTTAATACTTTTTTATAAAAAAATAGAACGCATTTAAACGTCCTATTTTGAATTAAAATTATTAGAAGGTGAAAGTATACCCCTTAGGCAATAAAAACGCAACCATAAGGCAAATATTAGCTATCCACAACATGTAATAAATAACTTTTTCCCCAATACTATTACAAGTAATGCCAATATAATTTGTAATAATATCTATTAATGTATGAGTAATTCCTCCAACTCCCATTAACCACAACCAATTTTGCTGAAAAAAGAAATATAAAACAATTAATAGTATTGGTAGTACTTGATGTGTCGCTCCCCTATGTTTGGTTACTTTGTCGACTATAAAAGACAATGGAGCAAACAATTGATAGAATACGCTTTTTTTTGTGTCAGCATCTGGCAACAAGGAACCAACAACTACGGATGATATAACTGTATAAGTATCAATATTAATTACATGGCAAATAATTAAACTTGCACAAAGTCCTAGTCCTGCATGTGTTTTTCCTGTCATGGTAACAACTCACAAACTAATTCAACTAAATCAACAACTTTTATATCATTCTTATGTTTTTTTAACAAAATTAGATCAAACAATCTTATATTTTCTTTCAATTTGTAATATTTTATAATTTCAGTTTCTAGAATAATGTAATCAACTTTTCTTCGATAGTTTAAATTTTCAATAAACAAATCATCAAGTGTTACATTTTCATTAATTTCTTTTTCTATAATTTTAATTATTTTTTCAGCAACTCTTACAAATTTTTTAATTTCTTTTTTCATTTTTTTTATTCTCCTTTTTAATTATTTTAAATTTTTTATTAATTCTTTTTTTAATTTTTCTAAGTCATTTTTATTCATTTTTTACCTCCTATAAAATTTAATGATTTTATTTTCTTCTTCTTCAATCAAAAATAATTTGTGTTTTAATTTTAAGTTTTCATAAATTAAATATAAAATTCCTGCTAAAAATAAATAATTCATAATGGTTGAAACCTCCTTAAGCTTATGACACTTTGGGAATTTTAAGCTTAAAATATGATATTATTACACACTTTAAGCTTAAATATAAAGTTAAACGTTTAAGTGGTACAAAGTTACAAGTTATTTTAATATTTCAGTTTTTGCACCATTTGTTTTTATAATTCCTTCGTGTTCTAAGTGTGCTTTTATTTTTCTAGCGGTTTCTGCACTCATATTTATATTCTTTGCAATGTGCATATAACCTTTACTAACATTATCTTTTTGAGTTTCATACATATATTTTTTATATTTTTCTATATCGCTATTTTTAAAATCTGGATAGGGGATAGTAGCTTTAAATCCTATTTGGTTTTTGTCTTGTTTCGCTGTCGCCCCCAAAGTTTTAGGCTTAAATTTAAAAAGTGGTTGTTTCTGTAAGCCATTTTCGTTTTTTATTGGTGCTTTAAAGTTTGTACCGCTTAAACTTTGCGAGATTTTTATATTTCCATCAAACGCAATTTTCAGCATAACAACTTTTGAAAAATCCATAACGAAAGCCATTAATCCTGCAAGTATACAAGCAACAATACCGAAAGCCATTGATACCATCAAAAAACAAGTAAATGCAAAACTAATTACAAATGCAATTGCAGATAAAACCTTTTTGTCGATTATATAAAGTACAACTGCTAGGATTTCAAAAACAGCACTTATAAACATCAAAAAATATGTTAAAAGTCTATCGGCAGTAGTTGGGGAGTCTTTAAATGATTCTAATACATTAAGTTTATCAGCTAATAATTGGAATAATGCAATATAACCATTTTCAGCTTTAAAATTAACGTTTTTCGTATCTATTGGTTTTTGTAATTCACTTGTTAGAGCCGTAAGTTCATTTTGTATTTGATTTATTTGTTGTTGTGTTCCTGCTATTTTATTTTGAACATCAATTCCTCTTCCTGCTTTGTTTTTTACACTAGAATTATTAACAATGTTTGTTCCATCTGATTTTTGTTGCTCCTGTAATGCTTGAAGTCTTTTCAATTCGTCTTTTTTTGTCATATATAAGTCATTTTGAATTACTTTTCCTTGTTCCATTTGTTTGTAAGTAGCGGAGTTCTGGATTGATTTGTTTTGTACTCTATTTGACTCATTCAAAATGTATCCAGATGATGCAATAATCGATATTGCTGTTAATATTATTCCCAATATTCCACATATTGTTCTAATTACATTGTTCATTTTTTTTCCTCCTAACAAAATTAAATTAAAATATGTTATAATTTAACTGCGTCCATCAAGTTGTTTCAAAAAATAGGGGAGCTGGTAAAGGCTCTCTTATTTTTATTCACCAGTAATTTTTTTTAATTCAT